ATAGACGCTGCTAACATCGGCGTATAAGGTTAACTATGTTAATATCACTTTCCAGAGTAAATCCTGCTGTTGCTAATAGCTTTGTAAAAATCTTAGCAATGGTAGCATTCTCAGAACAAAAGGGGTTTAAGATGCCCCTTGACGTTTATGCTAATCTAGATGATTGGTATAGCAACGCAATCAAATTCGTTCACGCCTTTGATATAGATGAAGAATCATTTGAAGAGTTGGTGGAGTACTTGAAAGATGGGTACCTAATATGGGACAGCGAGAATATGTTGCAACTCGCTACTAATCTTTCATACTCTATTCGCCAAGCAATGAAAGAATCTATCGCAAATGAACATGCGGTTTCAAGGGCGCAACTAGAAGTCATTCGTAAGTTCAATACTGTGGTAAACAGTAAAGACGAGACTACTAGAAAAAATGCCTTAGACAAGCTTACAGTGCTTGTGTCTGATTTAAACGATACATCTATTGCTCGACACTTCTCGGTTGAGTTAGGTGATCAAGACGAATTAGAAACAAAGCTTAAACGTCTTACATCTTCTATGGGTGGTTTGGATATCGACATTGATGCTGACACCCGTAAGAAATACAAAGACACTGCAAAGCTAAAAGAATACAATCGTCTAAAGCGTGAGCTTAATGCAATTCCCAAAAACTTTGTAATGAATCTCGTTAGACAAAGCGGTAAACCTTATCTTGGTGTACGCACTGTTATAGACGAAATCAAAGCTGCTGGTATTCGCAGACACCCAATTCCAGAAGGCTTCGTTGGATACATTGACGATAAGATGAAGTACTACACTGTACAAGGCAAGATGCTAAATGGTACGCCTGTCGGTGAAGTACAGATGAATCCGAATTACAATCCAAAGAAAGACGATGGATACGTTTGTCAGACTAAAGCACCTATGGCTCAAGGCTGGTCAAACATATACACTGTTGAACACAAAGCTGCTGGTGTTGCAGAGAAGTTTGCGGCTGTTGCTGTATTCGATAAGAAAGCAAATGGTATTCGTAAGCGTTGGTTAGACACTTTCAAATCTGAAGGCATTACTACTCGTACTGGTGTTATTGCTGGTGTGTGCGAGTTAGTATACCAGACTTACGGACGAATAGGTGGTGCTAGTAACTCTACTGATGGTAAACCTACATACGGTATTACTACTCTTCAAGTGGGACACTACTACAAGAAGGGTAGCAATCGTGAGTTGAAGTATCCAGGCAAGAAGAGCCAAGAGCAAAGACATAGACTTGTTACTTCTAATCCCAATCAACGCCTTTTGATTGAAATGTTAGATACTTTAGCCAAAGATAACATTTTGGAAAAAGGAAAACGCAAACCTAAAGTACGTAAAGACAGACTAATTACTTTTAACGGTCGTCCAATATCTGCAAACGTAGTTAACAAATATCTACGTGAAATAGGTATGCCTCCAAAAGTAACAGTTCACAAATTCCGTACTTTACGTGGAACACGTTTAGCAAAGAGCATTATTGATAAGTGCCCTCTTTACGAAAGACAGCGTAAGCCTGATGCTAAGCAGGTTAACGAATGGTTGAAGAAAGCACTTCTTAAAGTAGCTAAAGACCTTGGTCACTTTGCTAATGGTAAACTTACAGTAGCTACAGCTATTGCTAACTACATTGACCCTCTTATCTTGAAAGACTACTACAGCAAACTGGAAACCCGTATGCCTGTAACTATTGAGAAGATGGTTAAGCTTGCAGAAGAAGGCAAAGACGTATAATGGAAATCTTTATCTCATTAAGCGCGCCGCAGAAGTTTTACTATGGATTGAAATTCCGTCCATATTCAATCGGCGCTCAACCTACTAATCCACAGCCAGTAGAATTTATTGATGCAGAGAATGCTGCAAAAGATAAACGCTTTGCTGGTATTCGTGATTCACGTAACTACAGACACGGCATACTAGCTTATCCTAAAGAGCTACCGGCGCGTGACGTAGATAGATACGAACTTGTAGACTTGAACACGCCTGATGAAGATAAACTTTGGGCACAGTTCCTAGAGTTTGTTGAAGACAGTGTAGAATACGAAATCGAATTTGATGATTTTGTTAAAGACTACATCCACCCGCGTGGTACTGCTAGAGATAGTAACCCGTTACATGAAATGAAACCGGTAGACTTCTTTAACTTGCTACAGCGCAAAGGCTATCCCGGCAAGATGAACGGTCTCAAACGTCTGTACGAAACTATATAGGAAACTTTATGAATATAACAATCAACTTGTCTAGCATTAGCGCAAGATCTTCCACTTATAAGAGAGTTGCACGTAAACTTGCACAAGCACAAAAGCTAATTGGTAATACAGGTACTGCTGGAGGTGAAGCCCATTCTACTATCTTAGTTGTGCAGCCAATAGGCGATGTGTTATCTGCAATAGAAAATCTTACGGGCTCACAGTTTAAAGTAGCTAGACCTATAACTTTGCCTGATTCTGCTGATGACCAAGAAGCTTACGATAGCGCATTGATTGAACTTGAAGAGCAGTTAGACATATTTAACAAATTCAAAGTAAGTTTCCGCTTTGAGAATTGGGATTCAGGTTATGGTCCTGGTGGCGATTCGGTGATTTCTGTACACGGCTCAAAGGATAACGTTCTTAAATTCCTTTTAGATTACCACGCTCCTGGTGGTGGTGAATATGCTACCAAAGAATTTCAGCTTGGTATGCTTGATCCAAAAGCTTCTAAACCTCTTTATAGGAATGGTAAATTTGTTGGAACGCGATTTGGTTAATTTTAACCTAGTTTAGAAAACAGATAGTTCTAATTTTAAAGAGTGAAACAACAAGGAATCACTTATGTCTATTAATATTACGTTTGAATCTCTAAGCGCACCTCGTGCTGGTGGTAAAAAACCTGCCAAAAAGGCTGTTGAAGTTCCAAAGACTTTACAAGATGCTTTAAAGCAAATTCGTCCTGCTCCGCGTATTGTACACAAGCAGCCTGGGCGTTACGTTCTTAAAACCAAGAAAGAAACTATTGTACTACTTCGCGTTGCAAAAGAAGTTAAGTACATGCCTTCAATGAAGCAAAAGATTTTTGCATTGCGTGATATGGAATCTATTTCTTCAACTCCGTTCTACGGTACAGAAGATTATCATGAAGACGAAATGGATCTTTCTATCGAAGCAGAAGCAATGGAAGATACCGTTATCGATATGGGTACTCTTGAAATGCTTTCTGCACAACCTAAGAAAGGTACTGGCGGTCAAGGTGCTGGTGTTCAAATGGGTCGTAAGAAACGCGCACCAAACATGATTGCCCCAGGTTGGCATGTATTTAAGCAGCCTGCAAATGGTGGTCGTCTTACTCGTCAGTATCTCGGTCCGCGTATGTCTGCTCGTCGTATCTTTAGTGTAATCACTGGCGGCGATAAGAATGCAAACAAAGATCCAAAGCAAACTGGTAAGACCCCAGCTAAAGCACCTGCTGGTAAGAAGTTAGGTCCTAACTCTCCGGGTGTACCAAAGACTCCAAGTAACTTCCGTCGCCCAGGCGCTAACGCACATAAACGTGGCAGTGAAGATCTAAAAGAAGAATTCAAGTTCTTCAAGATGAAAGCTAAAGCGATGAATCGTAAGTTGCGTCCTGAGTACGTTGAGAAAATGGAAAACGCAATCAAAGATGCTGTTGCTCGTGAGAAAGGCGATAAGGCCGGTGGTAAGAAACCTGCTAAAGCCCCAGCTAAAGCACCACGCGGCGGTAATGCAAAGCTTCTGAAAGATCCAGAAGTAATGAAGAAAGCTAATCCGTTGTTCAAACAGTTAGCTACTCGTACAGCGCGTTTGGCATCTGCTAAGACTCCTGCGGCTAAAGATAAAATCTTGAAAGAGCAAAAAGCTCTAATGGATAAAATCAAAGACTTAGGCTTTAAGTACAAGAAGCCTGAAGACGTACCTGCACCAGCGACCAAAGCTGCACCAGCTAAAAAGGAAACTACTGCAAAAAAGCCTCTAACCCAAGCACAAGTGCTAAATAAAAGAGGACCTAGTAAAATAGGTATGGACTTGTCTCTTGGATTTAAAGACGGTGGCAAGTTAGACACTCGTGATGCAGATACTAAAGAACTGCTAAACGGTATGAAGAAGCACAATATAGGTTTAGAAGTTATTGAAGAATCTGGACCTGGTGCTGGTGCTGCTGATGTGCAGTTACATGGTGAGCCAGAAGACCTTAAAAAGTTCTTTAAAGATGTACTTTCTGATGACTTAGATACTTCTACTCTAAAAAAGGCTACAACAGCAAAAAAGTAAGTAAGCCGAAAAAATCGAGCGGAGCTTATGCGACAAAAGCAGACATAAAGAATGCTTCTCATAAGTACGAAACTTTGATAGACGCTACGGTCAAAAACGGCAAACTTACACACATGGAAGATGACTACGGAACTACTGCCGAAGATTTGTTAGATATGGCAAATCAAGCAGGTGTTAAGTTAGAGTTCGCAGGTCGCGATCCAGATTTCAACGAAGAAAGAATGAACACGTATGGAGATAAAGATTCTCTTAAAAAGTTCATGAATCTTATATTCAAAGATAAATCTACGGTACAAGATGCACTTTCTGATATTGAAGAAAACAGTAGCGGAGGTAGCTCTTCATCTGAGTCCTCTGACAAAAGAGCTAATAGTTTTTTGAAAGAACATAAGATTAAAGGATCTCCTTTAAAAAGACATGATGTTCAAGGCAATAAAGGTTATAGTACTAACGTAACTAAAAATGCAGTTTCAAAACTCTTAACTAAGATAGGATCGAATCTAAAGTCTAAACGTATGGACGGTGTAGCGGGTACTACGTATGAAGGCGTTTTACCAAATGCGGGACGTATCCATATAAACGTATTCGATAGAAATGGTTCTAAAGCTGCTATTTTCTTTCACGATTAATTTTGTTCTTAGTACGGAAAAAGCCTCGTTAATTCGGGGCTTTTTTATTTCTAAAATTCCTCTATTTTCCTCTAAAAATATCTCCAAAATTCATTGAAAAATATCTGAAAATAACACCTCAAAACCTCACCTATAATTCTTGTTTTCACTTAATTTTATACTATGCAAAGAGCAGTTGTATTTCGCTCTTATGCGTAAGATTGCATCTTTGTATCATTAACGACTCCTAGGAGAATTTGAAATGACAGTAAAACAGAAAACCCAGCAACCTTCTTTCGCTGGTATTGTTGTTACTGCTAGTTCTCGGGATGAAGCTATCCGTAACTACGCCAAGGTTGCGCTTGGAGAAAGCTTAGAAGTACTCGCTTCTAGTGATAACTCTTTCGCACTAGCTACTGTCGCAGGCTCAGGAAATACTTTCTTGAATCCACTTCGCGACGGTGGTGAAACCATGAATGTAGTGGATACTGATCTCGAAGTAACTTCCAGTGCTGACCCCGACGATAAGGTAGTTGTAGAATACGCTATGTGTAGTGAATGCTCTACTCATATCATTGCGGACTCTTGCGAATCAGTTTCTAACTGCCCTTCTTGTAACGCTCATGTTGATTTTGAAGCAGACGTTGAAGAAGAGTTCGAATCTGAATCAAGCGACTACAGTGAGCTTAGCGGCAGCCAAGGTATTGTCGTTGTAGCCTCTTCTATGGAAGAAGCGCAGCAAGACTTTATCGCGATTGCTCAAGGTCACGAACCTGCTTTATCATACGTTGATGGTACTAATGTATCATTTATTTCTAACAGTAGCGATAACGTGAAGTTCAGCCCGTTCTACGGCGAAGACGTAACTGCACAAGACATTGAATCTGATAGCTCAGTACTTAAATCATTGTCTAGCAAATACGGCAACGAAGCTCACTACTTCCAGTGTGTTGATTCGGAAGAATGCGGTATGCACATTATTGCTTCAAGTGAAGACATTACAGTTTGTCCGTCTTGCTCGTCTGCGGTTGTTGACCCAGAAGATATTCAAGAACTGGAACAGTCTGTACTTGAAATGGACGCCGGAATGATGGAAGACGATGATATCTTCGATGATGAAGATTCTGAGTTAGACGAAATCGAAGCCGATCTAGAAGACGACGACCTCTTTGACGATGAAGACGACGACCTAGACGACCTTACTATCGTATCAAGCTCTGACGACGATGACGTTGAAGACGACGACCTTGAAGACGACGACCTTGAAGACGATGAAGAAGACGAAGGCGACGACGAAGAAGACATTTACGAAGATGACGAAGATGAAGAAGATTCGGATGACGTAGACGGTCTTGAAGATGAAGAAGAAGAAGATGTTGAATCTGATTCATCTGTTGCCGAAGTAACGGTTTCTTTAGACGTTATGGAAGCGGTAGCATACGCAAGCGAAAACGGTCTGGAAGCAGACAAGATTGCTCTAGTTAATGCTGCAACTGTTGCTGGCGAAAACCGCTGGATTGCAATGCATAGCGCTACGCCTATTGCTGTTGCATCAGAGTCTAACGTTGAAGGCACGGTTAAAGAAATCTTCCGCTCACAAAGCTTCGCTTCTGCTGTTATGAAGTCTATCGCTTCTAACGGTGTATCGGAAGGTCTACGTGAATTTGGCTTTGAGTCTATCGCATTTGACGAACATACTATGCAAACCGTAGTTGAACGTTCAGTTGCCGCAGACGCCCAAGCTAAAGTTGAAGCTTATGCTTCTGCACAGGAAGAACGTGACGCTACTGTAGTTGAACGTTTCACTGCTGCTCTGGCTACAGCTATGATGGGTATTAACCGTGGTGTATTCAATGGTAAATCAAACCCAATCATTGATAGCTTAGCAAACACTCTTAAGGCATCTGGTGTTGAAAACGCTCGTCAATTAGTTGACAACGTGTTTGAAGCTAACGCTGATACCCTTAATAGTATGCTAGTAGAACAAGCTGTTGAACTTGTTAAGAAGCCTGCGGAAACCCAAAACGAAATTTCTCGTATGGTAGCTTCTGCTTCTTACGCACGTAAAGACGGCACTGCTTCTACTTCAAGCACTTTCGAAAATCGCTTGCAGCCACGCACTGTAGCGAGTAAACCACAATCTGAATCTAGTGCAATGACTTCACAGTCTAGCGTAGCTTCAGGTGATTTCAAAAATCGCGCGGCTGGCCTGCTGAAAAATCTGCCACGCTAAGATATCAAATCTGTAATCGGAGAATTTCCAAATGATTAATTACGCAAATACTTTGTTCGTAAAAACTTCCGAAGGTGACTACGTTCCAGGCGAGCCTATCACTGATGAAGGTATGGCTCTTGTATTCAAAAAGCACGACGGTAAGACTAAGCTTGGTCTTTCTACTGGTGCTGATGACTCAGAAGTTTTCGCTGGTTTCTCAATCAGCCGCGCAATGCCACCTGGTATGCTTCCTTTCATCACTGAAGGCACAGTGTCTGACCAAGGTAAATTTGTTGCTGGTCAAAAACTTGATCAAAGCAACTTCGCTATCTTCCTAGACGGTACTGCTGTTGACTCTTCTAAAGTGTCTGTTGGTTCTTCTGCTCCTGCTAATGCCGGTGAAGTTGCTGTTGACGGTGATACTCTTTACTTCAACGATGCTGACAAAGGCAAAGCAGTTAAAGTACAATCTACTTACGAGCCTACTGTTGCTGAATCTCGTCTTATTCATGGTGAAGGTCCTATCGGTGGTAACCCTTCTGCTGAAATGGGTATCGTTGGTCGCGTTATTACTGCAACTAAGCTTACTATCTCAAACTTCGACGTAACTGTTGATTGGGCTAGCGCAGTACATCCAAGCCTTGGCGCTGATGGTAATCTTACTGTTGGCGGTGACGGAACCGTATTAACCAACTGGGTTGTGTCAGAAGCACCAACCAGTTCTTCTGCTTTCCTAGTACTGGAATCAGTTATTTAATCTTTGCAGTAATTGTGAAACGAATCTGGAGTAATTAAACCATGAACAAATCTAACGCACGTAACTTCCGTCATGTACTGGCGAACGGCGATCCTATCGAAGCTTTGAAACTGCCGGGTTCCGGCTTATCTGCTCTTTCTTCTAACGGCGAAATTAACGCGCACGATAAAGGCGAGCTACTAGAAGCTATTAGTACGATCATGAGCATGTCGGCTTCTGGCGAAATCAAGCAAGAACATGTTCCATCAGAAGAAATCTCTCGTCAAGAAGCGGAGCTAGTTGCACAAGCTAACGCGTCTCTTGAAGACTGGGCTGCACTAGGTGCTGCTGTAGCTGACGAAATTTCTGAGCAAGCTTCACGCGCTGGCTTTATGCGTAACTTAGCGGTTGGTAAAACTCTACGTCAAGGTGAATTCCCTAACGTTTATATGCCACGCCACGAAGTGCAAGCGGTTATCTCAACTTCACCAACTCAAATGGGTTATCAACTGATTCGTGATCGTCAGTTCCGTCCATCTGAATACGAAGTTAAGTCAAACGTTCGCGTATCTCAAATGGAACTTGACCAATCATCTGGCGACCTGCTTCGCGATATCCGCGATCAAGCAATGGAAGCTATCATGACTGGCGAAGACCGTATCTGGAAACGCGCTGCTGACCGCACTGTAGGTCGTGCAAACGATC